TGCCGCTCGCGCCTGCGAGCAGATAGGGCGAGAGTAACGACAGCGTGCGTCGTGCCGTCTCCCTAGAGCAGCCTCCTACGTCCCGCAGGATCTGCTCAACATTGCGCAATGACTTTAAGGACTCGACGCGCGCCTGGCGGTTGGCCGGAAAAGGCGTGATCGAGGTTTCCCAGAGATTGATCTTCTTCAGCGTGCGCGAGCCGGTGGCCTCGTCGTATTCCACCTCTTCGGCGGTGAATCCGATCGACAGGCCCACCTTGAAATCGACCTTCTCGGCGGTCTGCATCAGCGCATAGGCATCGCGGCCGCGCGTGGTCTCCATCGAGATCTGCCCTTCGATGTAGAGGCCTTTCTTGTCCTCGGCCAGGTCGGTCGAGACGCCGATCCAGTGCATGTGCTCGAAGAAGATCGGGATCTTGCCGCGCTGCTCCTTGATCGACTCGGCGAAGGCGCCTGGCTCGATGCGATCGCCGTACGCATCGCGCCCGTAGGTTGAGGCGTAACCGGTAAACTTCCCGGTCGCCGCGTCGCTCTTGGTCTCAAGAAGCGAATAGGCCTTGTACTCGCGGATGGCATCCGGCATGATCTAACCTCCCTGTGGTTCTGGTACTGCTGTGGCTGGCGCCATGTTTAACGGCGTCAGATAGACATCGCCCTCGTCGATGCGGTTCTGATCCTCGAGCTCGCGGATATCGTTGACGCTCAACCAGCCCCACTGGCGGCCGACGGCATAGGCGCCGTATCGCGTCCGGATGTCCGACCGCTCGAAGGCGGCGATATTGAGTTTGTAGAAGAACGGCTCGTCGAGCAGCACCGACTGAATGGTGCGCTCGATCGACGTCACGATCGGCTGCAGCGTATATTGCAGGAACTCGAGCGCCTGTTGCTCGACCGACGCATACGTCGGTTTATCCATCGCGCCGACCAGGTGCGGCGGCACACCATAGATGCGCGCGATCTGCTCGACGGAAAACTTCTGCTGCGCGATGAATTCCATCTGCTCCGGTGCGATCGCGAGTGCCTCGTACTTGACGCCGCTTTCCAAGATCGCCACGTTGCCGGCATTGCCCGGGCCGCCGTGCACGATTTTCCATGTCTCGCGGATATTCTGCACCTGCTCTTTTTTGAGCGGACCCGGCGTCGTCAGTACGCCCGAAGGCCTGCCCCCGTTCGAGTAGAGACTCGACGCATAGATGCGCGAGGCGGCGTCGATTTCAAACGTCAGGCGGTGATAGTCGATGGGCGAGAGGCCAATGATCCCGTCGATCGAAAAGATGCGGAAGTGCAGCAGCTCGCCTGGTGCGTAAATGCGCGCCGGCTTCGAGGTCGCCGGATCCTGGACGTGGTAGCTGTACTGGCCGGTGCGCGGGTCGATGACGATCCGCACACGGTCGGGCATGAGCGGCCAGAGCGCGAATACCTCGCCGTCCTGGCGGTCGGCCACCGCATAGGCGTTGCCGTAGAGCGCGAGATGCAGCACGCTCGTCTGCAGCCAATGCTGAAGCGTCATGAGCGGGTTCGGCTGCACCGTGAGCATGCGATACAGCGGGTGGTTCACCGCCTTGCGCTTTCCGTCCGGCGTCACCTCGAAAACATGCCCGGGCAAGGTCGCGACCGACTGCGACAGCAGCCGGCAGCAGGCCCAGACTGCCGAGCACTGGAGCGACGCCGCGACATTCGGCGAGGTCACCGCCGAGTTGATCCCGTCACTTACTGGACTAGATTTGGCGCCCGAGCGGGAAAACAGTCCACCCAGGCGCCGGGAGAAGTCGCGCCATAGTCCGCCGAACATCCTATTCGTCCTCCATCGAAATGACCCACGCGCCGCGGCCCTCCGCGATCGCCGGCGCCTTCAGCGCACGGTGAATGCACATGAGCGTGGCCGTGACGCCGTCGATCTTCTTCTCTTCGCCGGCCTTTTTCGGAAACAGCAGATCGTCGGAGGAGCGCCGGCAATTCACGTTCGCGAACATCCATGCCAGTACCGGGTCGCCGTCATGCCGGATCGTGCCGCCAATGACGATGCCCTCGAGTTCGATCATGGCCGGGCTCATGTTGGCGGCGCTCTGGCGCACCTCGATGGGCTTCGGCAGGCCTTCGCGCTCGAGCGTGGCGATCAGCGGGCCGGCGTCATACGGATCGATCGTGATCTCGATGATCTGGAAGCGCTCCGCATGATCGGCGATCGCCGCGATGATGAAGTCGAAATCGGTGATGGCGCCAGGCGTCGCGGTGAGCCGGCCCGTTGCTTCCCAGCCCTGGTAGTGCTGGTTCTCGCTGCGGTTCACCGTCTGCTCTGGCAGAAAGTAGCGGCCGAACACGGCCCAGTATTCGCGCTCGCCGTGCGGCGGAAATACCGTCATCAGCGCGGCAATATCGGAGCGCAACGCCAGATCGATGCCCAGATAGCAGGGCTGGCCGGTAAAGTCCTCGATGTCCAGTTCGCGGTCGGCGCACTTTTCCCAGGCGCCGGCAGGGAGCCACGCGCTATCGGCCGATATCCAGACATTGCAGTGCTTGGTGAGAAACGTCCCCTGTGCGCTCGCCATGACCTGGGCCCGGCGCGCTTCCGCCTGGATCGATTCCGGGTAGATCGAGATGCCGTAATTCGGGTTGCACTTAGAGTTGTAAGTCTGAAGACCAGAGGCAAGCGTCCAGATTCCCGCGGGGTCGTCAATCGTGATGTGGAAATATTCTTCTGCGTCTGGCCGGCGTTCAATGCCCAGAAGTTCGCCTGGCGGGAGTGATCTGTCCGTGGTTTGCCATCTCCATTCCCCGCGCCGGATTGGATGGCGTTTGCCGGTTTGATCGCGTGATTTTGACGGTTTAAGATGAACACGCGCCCCGGTTCTGGCTCCTAACGTTCGCAGACTTTCAGTGAGTTTGTCATTGGCGCAAAAACCGAGACGCCAGCGATCGTTTTCTTTGTCGAGCGCACCATCGCCGTCTAGATAACCGTCGGCCACTCGCCGCAGAAATTCGGTCGACCGGCGCCAGATCGCAGGCTTGAGAAACTTGGTTTTGGCGGTATCTCCTCCGATGTAGAGATCCAGAATTGTCGACAATATGCGGCACTCAATACGGATGATCCCCTTGTTTCCGTAAGCATGCGCTCCGACGGAGCCGTGATAGGACTGCACGATCGGACGCACCTGCGCCAGGCGATCTTCCGTCTCGCGCGAATGTCCAGCCAACTGGATCGTGCCTTCGTGTCGCGAACCCTCTGCCAGATAGAGGCCGACCAGATAGCCAACTTCGGCAGGAATCAACTTTGCCAGATCACAGCAAACATCGGGCAAATTCGTTGTAGTAACGATATCTCCCACGACGAGAGCGTCAGTCCTGACAGCTCCCCTTCGTGTCGGCCACTGATGGTGGGCTGTCGCACAAATGGTCTCGCCGGATCGAAATCGTAACCGGAACCCATTTTCCTCGCGGCAGGAGGACCAGTTGCGGACCTGCGACCATTCTGTCCCAGTCCATACTTGCGTTGTTTCCGCATGTCTGCAGACCTCTCGGAGCGCGCATACGGTTGGGCCGCGGTTGATCTGAGCGTAGACCCTCGTATTTCCAGCAAGACACCAGGTCGCCGCCTCCCAGGGATCGTCGCCATCGTCCTTCGTGTACACAATCCCGAAGTACGTGTCGTCGGCCACGCGCCCCTCGAGGATGTCGAGCACATGCGCGCGCTGCTCGTAGCACACCGAGGCGCGGTTGAGGCCTGCGGTCGTGATCGCCCAGATGAGCGGCTGCGCCCGCGAGCCTGTGGCCGTCTCGAGTACGTCCCAGAGGCCTCGGCTTGGGTGCGCATGCAGTTCGTCGATCAGCGCGGCATGCAAATTCAGACCGTCCAGGTTCGAATGCTCTGCGCTGAGTGCATGGAACGAACTCGACGTCTCCTTCTGCACAATGCTGTGCGCCAGGACGTCGACGCCGAATTTCTGGCGGAATCCAGGCTCCCGGCGCGCCATGAGTTGCGCATCGGTGAACAAAAGCTTTGCCTGGTCGCGCGTGTTTGCGGCGCTCACCACCTGCGCGCCGTGCTCTCCGTCGCAGAACGCCAGATACAGGCCTACCGCGCTGGTGGTTGTCGACTTCGCGTTCTTGCGCGGCACCTCGATGTAGGCGACTCGGAATCGTCGCTGATCTGTCCCTCTCCACTTCCAGCCGAAGACGGAGCAGACGATGAAGCACTGCCACGGCTCGAGCGCGAGCTTATTCCGGTTTTGCGCCCAGATGCCCTTGATGTGGGGGAAGCGCTCGATGATGTCGCAGACCCGGTTCGCCGCCTTGGTGTCGAAGTAATACGCGGCGCCAGGTTCGGCGGCACGCGTCAGGTCGTCGAGGTGACGCTGTGCGGCGAGCTGCACCCAACGGCACGCCGGCACCTTACCGGACAGGACCTCGGTGGCGTACTGCTTGGCCCGCGCTGTGTAATGCGCGCGGGTGGCAGTGGCCGTCGGCATCTAAAGCAGGTTTGAAACAGACTCCCAGTTGTCCTGCGCTTGAGGTGCGGGTTCATCCGAGAATATCCGCGTGCGAGCCGCCGGCGAGAATCCCAGGTGGTCCACCGCGCGCAGCATGATCAACGCCTGCTTGTTGATCACCGGTAAATACGGCGACTGGATGGGCAGTCCCGTATTCGGCGCCTTCATCAGCAGGCCGAAACTGCGAACCTGCGCCACGGCCTTACGGTGCAGCACATGGGCACAGCACCAGGCCTCGAGCACCGACCCGTCGAGCTTCTTGAGCAGGCCCTTGGGTGCATTCTCGATGGCGGTATTCCACACCTCGCGCAGCTCCTCGTCGAAGTGCGCTGGCGGTTCTTTCAGATCGCCGACCGGCTTCGGCTCGCGCTTATTCAACGGCCGCCGGCCAGGGTTGCCGCGCAACAGTTTTAGTTGAGTTGGGATCGGTCGTGGTCCTGACTTCACTGCGCTACCGCCTCCGATGTCGTGTTATGCCGTGTTGTGTCGTCTTGCGCCGTGTTTGCCCGCGCCTCGTCGAACGTCTGGCCGGATTCGCGCGCCGCCTTCTGGCCCGTATATTCCTGCCAGCGTTGAATGATCACGTCACAGTACGGTGGATCGATCTCCATGAGGCGAGCCTTGCGGCCCATCTTCTGCGCCGCGATCAGCGTCGAACCTGACCCGCCGAACAGGTCCAGGACCTTCGCGCCGGCCTTCGACGAATACAGCATGGCGCGCGCCGCTAGCTCCACCGGCTTCTCGGTCAGATGGATCATCGCGTTCGGGCTCACCTTCTTCACGCTCCAGACGTCGGTCGCATTGGTGATCTCGGGGTTAAACCAGTGCGCGCCGCCCTCACGCCACCCGTAGAAACACCATTCGTGGTTGCCCATGAAGTCCTTGCGGGTCAGGACGGGGTGTTCCTTCACCCAGATGATCGCCTGCGAGAAGTACAACCCGCTTTCGGCGAGCGCCGGCGGGTAGTTCGCGCAGTTGGCATAGCCGCCCCAGATGTAGCACGATCCACCCGGGTTCAGTGCGTGTGCAATGTTCCCAAACCACTGGCGCAACAGATCCTCGTAGGCACCGGCCTTCATGAAGTCGTTTTCGAGCGCGCGGTCCTTCGGCCGCATCTTCTTCGTCGTGCCCTTCGCCTTCGTAACGCCGCGGTGGACGTCGAAGCTCTGGTGGTGTGTCAGGCCTCGCGCAGCCCGTTCTCCTTGCTCGGCATTGATGGTCTGGTGTTGACCCATACGCGGCAATCCGGCGGCTATGCCCGCCGCGATCGCGTTGTTCGATCGTGGCTCGACCTTCACGTTGTAGGGTGGATCGGTGTTGACCAGATCGATGGGTGCATTCTCGATCAGGTGGTTCAGGTCTTCACGGTTCGCCGAGTCGCCGCACAGCAAGCGGTGCTCGCCCAACACCCACAGATCACCCGGACGTGTCACCGCCTGCTCGAGCGGCGCCGGCACCTGGTCCTCGTCGGTCAGGCCTTCGGGCGTATCGTGCATCAGGCGCTCGAGTTCGTCCTCGTCCCAGCCCATGAGCTGCAGGTTGAAGTCCGCATCGCGCAGGTCCACCAACTCGCCGCGCAACAACTCCGGATCCCAACCAGCCAACTCCGCCAGCCGGTTGTCGGCCAGGATGTAGGCGCGCTTCTGCGTCTCGGTCAGGTGGTCGAGCACCACCACCGGCACCACGTCCATGCGCAGCAGTTGCGCCGCGCCCAGGCGTGCGTGGCCTGCGATGATCCCGTCCTTGGTGTCGACCAGCACCGGGTTGTTGAACCCGAACTCACGGATCGACGCCGCGACCTTCTGGATCTGAGCGTCGGTATGCGTGCGCGCGTTGCGGGCGTACGGGATCAGACGGCTGATGGGCCAGTGCTCTATCTGACGGGCGAGTGCCGGCGTGCTCGTGCTCATAGCGTCGCGATCCTTGCCGCTAGGACGCGCCGCACGATCGAGCGGCACCGAGTGGGCGCGGCCGCGCTGGCGCGCGTTCCTGGGCCAAAACTCCGCGAGCGTCGGCCGATCCTGACCATAGGCCGGTCGGAAAACCTCCCTGGGGCAGGCTGCGGAGGCGCGCGCCTCGATTTTTGCGGGCGCAAGTTGGGTTTTGGGCGTGGTCGACCGACGGGCGCCGTTGCACACCCGTTTGGGGCAGGCGAATCGATCGCATGCCGGTCGAGGTCACCTACGCGGGCGCCGGACGGCGCGCCCTGGGGCCAGGAAATGCGCAACACGGCGCTTCCGCGCATATCGTTCGCGTGCGTGCCATTTACACCTCGATCAGGTGGCTTAATTATCGCGCTCCCGCATCGATTTGGCGCCGTGGCAGGCGCGGCACAGGCCTTGCCAGTTGGCCTGGTCCCAAAACAGCGCCAGGTTGCCGCGGTGCGGCTGGATGTGGTCGAGGGAATTCGCCGGCTCGCGTTTGCAGGCGGCGCAGATCGGGTGGCGCCGCAGGAAATCCACGCGCTGGCGGCCGAACAGCCGCGACTTGACCGGCCCCAACTGGTGCGGCTGGCGGATCTCGCCTGCGTGCGCGGCGCAGAGGCCATCCGCGCCGGCGTAATTGGCGCAGTGTGGCGCGCGGCATTCGCGGAGTGCGGCGCCAGGCATTTATTCATTCCCGGACCACGCAGATCTCGTCCCACCCTTCTTGTGCCAGTTGGTCCAGTTGCCGGCGAATGGACGCATGAACCCGCCGTACGTCCTCGTCGGGCACCGGATCGCGCCGCGCAGTTTGCGCCGTAAGGCAGGCCTCGACGGGCGGATTGAACACGAGCAGCGTCGCGCCTGCCCGGTGCCGGCGCGCCACCTCGATCGCTTGGCGCCGTATCGCAGGATGATTGGCCGTGGTGTCCAGCACCACCTCGCGGCCGCGGGAAAGCGCGAACTCGATGGTGTCGAATGCCTGGCGAAAAACACGCCGGACTTGATCGCGGCTGACAACTCGGCCCACCAGCCGGTCGGTTGAGACGACATGATTGTGCTGTGCCGCATAGGTCGACTTGCCCGAGCCGGGCGCGCCCATCGTCACCAGAAGCCGGCCTGGTGTGGTGGCTGTATGCTGCGCGCAATAGCCGCTCGGGCCAGCGTATCCCGGGCAGCGCGGGATTTGACATTCGACTAATGCGGCGCCAGGCACGGCCTATTCCTGCTCATAGGTGCAACGCGGGTGGTGCTCGACGATGCGCGAGGCGGATTCCTCGAGGTGGACGATCCGGGTAAACCGCACGCCGGTCGCGCGCCCTTGTGGCTCACCGATTCGCTCTGCGCATTGGGCCGCGGTGCGCGTTAACGTGATCTCGCGGACCTTGCCGGCGCTTGCGTCCGGTCGCGCCGTCTGGCCGGCGACCATTGCCTGCGCGATCCCGGCTGGTACGAAGCGGACGTGGCCGCCGGCGTGATTCAGTACGGCTACTCTCGCTGCGAATGTTGGTCGCTGCACACGTTACCCGAGCATTTGGCGGTGGCAGGATGCGTATCGCTTTTGTGTTAGGGGCTAGTCCGCACGCCCCGGGGGTGGAAACGCCAGCATAACAGAAGAAAACCCGCGCCGGCCAGGCGCGGGTTCTAGACGAAGGTCTTGGACCGAAATGAGGACTTCAGTATATCGCGCTACTTGCCCTTCGCGGCGGGCTGTTTTTCCTCCTTGCAGCTCCGGACTTCGTCGAAGGACACTTCGCAGATGTATGCATGCCGGAAGGTGTATTGCCCGTCATAGGACTTCGTCTCGACCCAGGTCTTCACGCGATAGGCTCTCGCGCCTGCCTGCTCGATCGAGGACTCTGCCATCGTGGCCGCGCCGATCACGTTCTTATGCCGGACGCGCACATACTGTCTGGCCGCCTCGTAGGCATCCTCGAGCGGCTTCTGCTTGGCGCGCTCGGCGGTCTGGGCCTCATCTGCCGCCCGTCGCTGGGCCCGCACTTCGGGGGATTCACATCCCGTAAGCGCCAGGAGCGCGGCGGCGCCCAGCACAAGTTTCAGGTACTTCACTTTATTCTTTCCTCCGGTTCTGGTTTCTCTTGGTACCCGGCGAGCCGCGTGTTCGGGAGGCCGGGGCTCGACCGCGCGGATACCAGTTTCTCGATCCGCTCACCGAGTGCCTTGTCGCGCTCGCGCGCCTCTTTATCGCCGACCCGCGCCTCCGCGATCTCCTTGTCATGCGCCTGGATCGCCTTATCGTGCGCGACGAGCCAGTCCGCGTGGTCGAGCATCATCCGTGCGTGCTTGGCCTCGAGCGCGGCCATCACCACCGACGCGTCCTGGAGTTGCTTGATGGCGGCTTCCATCTCCGGCGTTGTCATGCGGCCACCTCGCATTTGTGGCACCGGGCCTTGGCGCGTTTCGCCGTCATGGCGCCGCAGGGGCACCGCTCGACTCCCTCGAGCCGGGGCCGGCCACCGCCATTCGTGCGGCGCAGCGAATTCAGCAGGCGGCCCAACTCGCTTCGCTGGGCCTTCGTCATTTTCGTTTTCATCGTGCTTCCACCTCGTCGATTTCGTCCTGGGTGCGCCATTCGATCTGTTCGCCGGTGGTCACTTTCAAGGCCGCGGCGAGCGCGTCCCATTCGTCTGCGGTTACCATCTGGCGCGCGCGGGCGTCCAGAAGATTCGTCGCCGCCTCGGCGAGTCGTGACGCGACGGTCATCAACTCGCTGGCTGTTGGTGTCTTTGGGTTGGTCATGTTCGTGTTCCTTTGTTTTGTTACTTCTTCTTGCTGATCGTCGTGTAAACCATCCCGCGGGTTATGAGCCATTCGCGGATCGGCATCGGGCCATACTTCTGGCAAAAGGCGCTATGCATTTTTAGTAGTTCCTTCCGCGTGCGTTGGTAGCGCATCAGGTAGGTCTGGCCTTCTATTGTCATCGTCGTCTTCATCGTGATCCCATGTTGCCATTACCACGTAGTATTGTCAACCGAATAAGGCACGCCTGGCGGCGTCTTTGTTTACGGTGAAACCGTAATGCGAAGTCGCTTGCATCTCGGCGCCGCCTGATCAATGAATCGTCTGGCGGGTGGCCAATAAGCGCCGCCCTACCGAAAGGATCACGAAATGAGCACGAAGAAGAAGGCCGCGAAGGCGGCTTTAGTGGCGCCAGGTGCCGATGCCATAGAGCCGGTGGCCCAGGCGCCGGCGAAGGCCACCAAGGCCAAAGGATCGCGAAAGGCCGCCAAGCCTGCGAAGGCGCCCAAGCAGGCGGCGGCCAAGCGCGTCACCAAGGCCGATACGATTGTGGAGATGCTGCAGCGCAAGAACGGCGCGTCGATCGCCGAAATCATGAAGGCCACCGACTGGCAGCAGCACAGCGTGCGCGGCTTCCTGGCCGGCACCATCACGAAGAAGATGGGCCTGAAACTGGCGTCGGAAAAGATCGAGGGCGGCGAGCGGCGCTATTCCGTGCCGGCGTAAGGCGACGGAAACCCTGGGGCCGCAGGTTCACCACCTGCGGCCTTTTCTACTTCTGGCGCCAGGCGCGCAGGCTCGACCAGCCACCACGGCCCGCGCGTGGGCTGGAGGCGTACCTTGACGCGGCCGCACCGCCGACAGCGATTCTCGGCCAGATAGACGATATGCTCGAGCGTACCGTCGCGATATACCATCGCGGTGCCGACCGGCAGACGGCGCAACTCGTCACGCGTCATTGCTACGACCCACGAATGCGCTGCTGCGGATCATCGTGAAATCGATGGCAATAACCGCAATAGCGCTGTTCGATATCGTTCGGGTTATAAGATGCGCGCAGACAGTCGAGGCAAACGATCATCAGGTTTCCGCTGCAGTCTTTGGCGAGAACATAGCGATGTTTAGATCCTGCATCAATTCCACCTCGCCTCTGGCACCTTCTCGAGCGTGAGCCGGCGCCCGGCCACGTCATAGAATGAGCCGTCAATACGCAGTAGTGGCAGCAGCACCATCTTGTCTGGCGTCTCATCCCGATTCGGGCATACCCACACGAGCCGATCCGCGCCGCGCTCCTTGAGAAATCCCTCGACATGCGCCACCAATTCAGGCGCGACATGCCTCGGCAACGCCTCGGTCAGATCCCAGACGTCCATCACCACGCCGGCGGCGGTGCGCCCGTGGCCGCACGAGATCACCACCAGGTCGCCTGGCGTGGGGTCAGTCATGGCTCCTCATGTCGTGAATGATCCGGTGGATCATCGGCCACAGATGTGATGGCTCCCACGCCGGCGTGTCCGTCCAGTCCTCGCCTGGAATCAGGTCCCAGATCGCGTTGATCGGCGTGCCATCGTCGAGGATCAGTTCCGCTTCCACTCGCGGGTGATTTGTCTGTGAAATGACGAATGGATCCTTCGACGGGATCTTCAGCATGCACCGCTCAATGTCGAGGCCGAATTCCGGGGCGCTCACCTGCGCCAGTGTGAGTTCCACCAGAATCCGCTCCTCGACCAGCGTCATAACGTGGAGTGCGCCGGTAAACGGGCTGCGCTCGATCCAGTTCGGGACGATCGCATGACCACGGTCGTAGTCCCGTTGATCAATGCCAGCCACAAACAGGCAGCCCTTTGCATCGCAACGCACATGGAGTTTGGCGCCGACTGCACGCGCCGGGATATCGAAGGGCTTCAGGCACTCGATCAGGATGCGCGCCTGCTCGATACAGCTATTCAGCGGCAGGTAATTGAGCCACGGCCTGGCGTGTCGCTCGAACCGATCGAGCGCCTGGGTGGCCGTCATTTCAGCACCACCTTACGCACCAGTTCGTTCAGGATCTCGCTTGCGCTCGCACGCCGCCCCAGCACGCGCGTCAGGCGCGCCTGGATCCTCTTCACCGTCGCCGGATGCGCCTCGACGAGCTCCGACAGGATCAATCCAGCCTCGATGCCGCGCCGGCGCTCCTCTGCGCGCACCCACTCCATCACGTCCGTCTTGAGCCAGTACGTCACCTCGATGAGACCGCCGCCGCGTGTTTTCAAGGGATCAGCCCTTTCGCTCGCGCTTCCTCTTCAGTCAGTCCTGTTTTTTGTAAGATCAACGCCCGCGTGGTCTGCGCCTGCCAGTCACAGAGCGCCGACGAACATTCATAGATCAGATCCACCAGCGCACGCGCATGCAGAAATACTTCGATCTGCTGATCTGGTGCTGAACGTGGATTCAATACCATACGGAAGCAGTGCAGCGTTTCCATGCCGGTGATTTCGACGCGAATAGCGGAGCTGGAATATGGTTCGGTCATACCTTCACCACCACCTTGTAGACATGCAGCTGGTTCCCGTAGAGGGGGTCAGTCGGCGGCTTCCTGCATTCTTTCAGGTGTTCGTCCGCCTCTTCCCTGGTTGGCCGCCCGTATTCCGCCGCCAGCATCTCGGCTTCCTGCTGGTTGGCCGCCACAACGTATACGTGTCTCATTTTCGTAGCTAAAGTATACGGCGTTTCGTGTTGAAAAACACCACGGAATATATGCGCCTGCCGACGGGCCGTTTTTTCGGGGCGTACAAATTTTTCGGGCCATTGTATGACTTCTCATTTTTCAACCGAAGTTGAGGCCGGTTCAACCTGGGTTGTTGCCACGCGCCGCTGGATACGCGGGCACCGGCGTGCACCACGCGCGCGCGCGTCTCTCTCTCCCGATGTAAGTAGTGAGAGAGAGAGTAAGAGATAGAAGGCAAACGAATTGTGCGGCGCAAAGTGCTGAAAAGAATGGGTGGAAAAGAGACTTACACCGAATACACGACTTCCAGCGCTTCCAGCGCTTCCATCACTTACACTACTTACACCACTTACACCGACGATGATGGATGTTGTTGATTCTGCTGAACGAAATAGGTGCCGTGTTTGCTGCGGGTGACCAGATCCTGGCCTGCGAGCTTCGATAGCAGGTTGGAAATGTTGCTCACGCTCTTGTGGAGGGCACGCGCGATACTGACGACTCTCATTGGGCCGTTCTCCCGGAGAAGATCCAGGATTTCCCGGCGTTCCAGTCCTTGTTTGACTTCATCGCCTTCACCTGTGACCTTCCAGCCGCCATCGCGAACTTGGGTTAATCCGAATACGGTAGAGTATACATCTCTTCCGGTGACGGTCAAGACTACATTTCCATTGCCATCGCGGTTCAGCACCCAAACCGCATCCGCGGCCGCGACCAGGCCCATCGTGCCCTGGACGGTGTCGACGGCGTCGCCAGGCGCCTTTCGTGTATGCGCCACGATGATCAGCGCGATCCCATGTTTTACGGCGATCGCGCGCAACGTATTGACGACGTTGTAGTCCGCCTGCATGACGTCCACGTTTTTCCGCCCCGCCTGGCGGACGAATGCGAGCAGGCTGTCGACAATGACGACTTCGGCAGGGTGCTTCTCCAGGTGCGCGTCTAATGCGGCGGCGCCGCCGGTAAGCAGCGGTGCCATTTCATAAACATAGTGGACGTTCTGAAGGAAGTCGCTCATGGATGGCATCAGCATATGCAGCCGCTTTTTGGTCTGCGGGCGACTCTCTTCCAAACTCAGATAGAGTACGCGGCCTGGCTTCATGACCTCAAAATAATCCGCGAGTTTGGTCTGTCCTGCTATCGCCAGCGCGAGTTGTGTCGTGAACCAGGATTTTCCGAGTTTGCTTTTCCCTGCAAAGACCGTGATGCCAGGATAAAGGATCTGATCGATCATAGCGGCTGGCTCAAGGAACGAGCCAGCATAGATATCCGGCGCCGCCTCTTCAATTACAGATGGCGTTTCTGGCGGCTGTGATTGCGGTTGCGAGGCGTATTCCCGCCCGTTGTGGACATGGGCATGGGGGTTCCATGTTTCAGTGGTGGTCTCGATAGCCTTCGCGATGGTTCCAGTACGGTACTGCTCACGATTCCACTTGTCGCGCATGAGGCCAGAGCGGCGAAAGTAGGAATCGATCAGGCCGGCATCGCGGCGGGTCCAAAACGCCAGTTTCATGCACAGCGCGAGATCCGCCTCGGACTGTGACCCGTAGTCGCCCTCCCACTGGCCATCCCAGAGACGTCCGAACTTGGCGCCATCCTTCGCGCGCCGTGCGTGGGTAATCAGATCGTCTGT